ATCGAGACATCGCGCAAGGCGGCGCGCATCGTCAAGCACGAAGACCCGCCGCCGGAGGTCGTGGCCGAGCGCGAGCGGCTGGAGGGCTCGCTTGCCGACTGGATGCGGCACCACGGCGGCGAGGCGTTTTCGTCGCCCTGGTCGCCGGGACACGAGGCCGTCATAGCCAAGATCGAACAGGCGATCAACAGCGGCGGATTGTTCGCGCTGGCCATGCCGCGCGGGCACGGTAAGAGCACGATCCTGAAGTGGGCGACGCTCTACTGCCTGCTGACCGGGCGTCGGAAATATGTTGTCGCCGTCGCAGCGACCGCAGAAATGGCGCAAGCGGTGATTGAGTTCTGCCGGCAGCAGATACAGGAGAGCGAGACGCTGCACGAGCAATATCCGCATGTAACGCGATACGCCCGCGCGACGGACGGCAAGGCGATCAAAGCGCGATTCCAACTGCGGGCCGACGGCAAGACAAGCGGCATCGAGTGGAGCAAGAGCACGCTTGTCTTCCCCGAGGTGCTCAATGCTGACGGTGAGCCCTACCCGTCCAACGGCGCGATCTTGGAAGGCCACGGGCTGACCGGCGCGATCCGTGGCAAATGGAGGGACACGAAGACCGGCAAGGTGTTGCGGCCCGACTTTGTGCTGCTTGACGACCCGCAGACGCGCGAATCGGCGGAGAGCGAATCACAGTGCAACATGCGCGAGCGGATCATCACAGGCGACGTGCTCGGCCTCGCTGGCCCGCGCAAAAAGATTGCCGCCGTCATGCCATGCACCATCGTCAGGCGCGGCGACCTAGCGGCGCGATTCCTCGACCGCGAGCGGCACCCGGAATGGAGCGGCGAGACTCACAGCTTGGTCGAGAAATGGCCGGATGCGCAGGAGACGCTGTGGCGCGACTATGCCGCGCTCTACCGATCCGGCATTGCCAACGGCGACGGACTGGGCGCGGCAAATGAGTTCTACATTTCGCATCGCGCCGAGATGGACGCCGGGGCGGTGGTATCGTGGGAGCACCGCATCAGAGACGGGGAGCTGTCGGCCCTGCAGACGGCGGAGAACCTGCTGCTCGAGGTCGGAGACCAGTTCTGGGCGGAGTACCAGAACGCCCCGCTTGTGCAGGGAACGACGGTCTACACGCTCACGCCGGAGATTGTCGCCAGCCGCACGACCGACCGCAGACCGGGGGTGGTACCGGACTGGGCATCGACCATCATCGCCGCAACCGACGTGAATCCATCCTATGCTCTCTCGACGACAATCACCGCGTTTGGCCCGGATCAGGTCGCCGCCGTGCTGTGGTACGGCACGCACAAGCTGGCAATCGCCGCCGAGACGCCGGAGATCGAGAAGCGACGGCTGATCCACGAGGCGCTGGCCGCGCACGGGCGGCAGCTTGCAGCGCTCCCGTGCCGTCCAAACTCGTGGATCATCGACGGCGGCGGATCGCCGGAATCAACCGTCATTGCTTTCGCCGCCTCGGCTCCGCAGATTTGCGGGCTACAGGCGGCGTGCGCGTTCGGGCGCGGGTGGAAGCAGTATCGACCGACATCCAAGGCCGGGCACCGCGTATTACCGGGCGAGCAGGCGCACCGCGTGATCGAGCGGCGGGACAGGCAGTGGATCATCTGGAACGCCGATTTCTGGCGCGAGGTCGCGCAGCACGGATGGACGGGCGAGCCTGGCGCACCAGGATCATGCTCACTACCGGCAGGCAATCATGGCGATTTCGCCGACCAGATATGCCGCGAGCAGTTGGCTGGGAAAGACGAGGTGGCCGGGCGCATGGTCTGGATCTGGAACACGCTTCCCGGCGCGCATGACTATGGCGACTGCATGGCGATGGGTTACATGGGCGCGTCGTGGGCTGGCATCGGCACGGGCGGTGCGCAGGCCGCACCTAAGACCGTCGCGCATGTGGCGATCAGGAAGCCTGGCAGACGTGGATTTTAACGGGGACAAACCATGAACATTACAGGCAAGTCACTGCTGGTTTTCGGTAGCCGCACGCTTGACGACGAACGCATCGAAGCGGAGGTCGCCAAGTTCATTGACGGCACCGACTACCGAATAATCGTCACCGCGCTTGATCCTGGTGGGGTGTGCGAGCGCGTGAAGCACTTTGCCAAGGCGTCTCGCCTTGGTATCACGCTGATTCAGGTAGGGCTTGACGAAAAGAGAGCGCGGGGAATGCACGAAGCGCGAAGCATTGCCGCCCTAAAAATGGCCGATCACATGCTTGCGATTTGGGACGGCAGCAGCAAGGGCACGGCGGGAGAAATCAAGCTGGCCAAGAAGATGGGGGTGCCGACAACAATTATCCGGCTTGAACCGAGACAGAAACCGAACCTGGCCGCGCTTGATTTCGACATGCAAGACATGAGCGCGTTGCTGGACGATCTTACTGCCAACGGACAAATGGGAGGCAGACAATGAAGAATTGCCGCAAGTGCGAGCACCGGGCGGAGCTGAACCCGCAATATCAGAGCATGGCGTGGGAGGAGTTACCGTGCTCGCATTGCAGCATCCCATCGTTGCATGATGACGTGCCGTCGGCTCGCATGGTGATCATGGAGCCGCAAAAGATGGCCCGCATTTACGAGGCCGAAGGGTTTGCCTACAAGCCGCTGATGCGCCTCAAAACCCACGAGGCTATATTGGCTCTGATGACGAGGATACGTGACGCCTATGACCTGAAGATTGTCCAGACCATCATCCGCGACAGGGACGCGACGCAGGCCGAAATTGCCGCCGCTGTCGGCCTGACGCAGCCTGCCATATCGGCCAGGCTCAAGCGGATGCGCTTATAATATAAATCGAGCATTTGTTTGCCTATTTTCGCAAAATATAGAATTATGCTTATAAGACTGCCCTAGTAGTAGGGGGACGCCGCGCTTTCCCATCCCCTCCCGGCGCGGAACGCTCCCCCTCCTACTTATGGCGGGGAAGCTAAATTATTTGCCGGCTTCGATTATCGGCGGCGAGACCATCATGGTGGCCGCCGCCAACCCGTTCGGCGGCGGGCGCGACATCATCCTGGCCGGATACTCCCCGGCGACCCCGGCGACGCTATCCTATCACTTCCAGGGCAACACTCCGCTAACGATTGAGGCAGCCCCAAACAGCGGCAACACCGGATGGACGCTGAACGTCGCGGCAGCTGAAACACTGACGCTCGGGCCTGGGCCGGTCGCCTTCGCAGGCGTCCTGATCATCGACGGCGCCACGAAGGTTGTCGACACAGGCATCATCCACGTTCGCCCGTCGCCCCTGCGTGTATCCTCATGGCTGGCCGTTGTCACCGCCATTGACGCGGCGCTGCTGACGGCGGCATCCAGTCCGAGCGGGTCAATCTCCATCGACGGTATGTCGATCAGCTACAGGTCTCCAGACCAACTGATCAGATTGCGCGACTATGCGGCTGGCATGGCGGCGCGTGAATCCGCAACGGGCACGATGGGTGGCGGCAGGATCATCCGCACGAGGTTCCGCACGCTATGAGATTCCCTTTCTTCAGAGCCAGGGCCAAGACAAGCGGGCGCGGCGGGATGCGAGCATTTCAGCAAACGCGCGGGTTTGCGGCGGCCCAGACCGACAGACTGCTGGCCGGGTGGCGTTATGATGGCGGATTCACGGCGGGCGACGTCTCCGCGTATCTCGCCACAATCCGCGCCCGGTCGCGGCAGATGGCGAAGGACAGCCCACATTATAAACGGTGGCTTGATCTGTGGGTCACCAACATCGTCGGCGAAGGATTTGCGCTAAAGTCAATGCCGCACGACGGCGGATCACTCGACCGGCGCCTGGACACGGACGCCGCCAAAACCATCGAAAATCACTGGTGGCGATTCTGCACGTTGCGCGCCCCGTCCGGGCAGACCTACTGCGACGCATCGGGCCGTAAGACGATGGCGGAAATGGACAGGCTACTTGCCCGCACATGGGCGCGCGATGGAGAGTATTTCGTTCTGATCACCCGCACGCAGGCGAATCCCTACGGCATCGAGTTTCAGGTTATCCGTCCCGACCTGTGCGACGAACGATACAACTTGGCCGACACCGGCAAGGGTACGTCGATCCAGGCTGGCGTTGAGAAGAGCATCGCGACAGGGCGCCCGGTCGCCTACTGGTTCAAAACCACCGACACAAACCAAGCGGGCGCGTATTCGGCGGGACAGCCGCTGGTCAGGATCGGGGCGGACAGGATCATCCACGGCTACACGCAACAAGACGAGGATCAGCCGCGCGGAATCCCTCACGGTTACGCGAGTTTGGTCAAGCTCAAGATGCTCGACGAATACGACCGCGCGGAACTGACCGCCGCGCGCGACGAGGCTTGCAGCGTGCGCACCTACTACGCGCCTGTTGGCCAGGAGAACGCAATAGCCGACATTGCCGCGCCGGAAAATGCGGATGTTGCCAACGCGCTGCTGGCGGACAAAGAACCCGGACAGGCCGAGATTTTGCCGCTCGGCTACAAGCAGGAAATCCACACGCCGCAACATCCCAACCGCGAGCTGACCGCGTTCAAAAACTCCATGGGCCGCGACATTGCAGGCGGGCTCGGCGTCGAGTATTCAAACTTTTTCAATGACTGGGCTGGCGTGTCATTTTCGTCGGTTCGCGCCGGGACGATCAGCGAGCGCGATATGTGGATCATGTTCCAGGACGACATGATTTCTCAACTCAAGAGCCGCATGTTTCTGGCCTGGCTCCGCGCGTTTCTTGAGTCGTCGGAATCCGGCGTGCTGCCTGTTGAGAAGTATGCCAAGTTCGCCGAGCACGAGTTCCGGGGCCGCCGATGGCTCTGGGTCGATCCGCTCAAGGACATCAAAGCCGCAGAAACCGCCGTGAAAAACGGCTGGAAAACCAACCAGCAGATCAGCGAGGACTACGGCGGGGACTATTACGACAACATCGAAGAGATCAAGCGCGAGGAAGCCGCCGCGAAAGGAACCGCGCTAGAAAGGACGAAGGCGAATGAAGCGCGACAAGGATAAGAAGCCGGAGATGCAGATCAGAGCCGCGACACTCGAGGTGCGCGCTGCTACTGACGATCAGGCCGCGTCAGTTCGGATGTCGGTATCCAGTGAGGAGCCGGTTCTGACCTACGGCTGGTTCAATGACCAGTACCAACGATTCTGGGAAATCCTCGATCACACACCGCTATCGATCGACCTTTCCCGCGCGAAGGATGGGCTCGTTGTGCTCGACCGTCACTACGGCGATCAGATCGGCCTGATGGATGTCGAGATTGATGCCACCGCGCGCAAGCTGGGCGGTACGGTTAAGTTTTGCTCCGGCGCGCGTGCGCAGGAGATTGCGACGGATGCGGCCAAGGGGCTGCGGAGAAACGTCAGCGTTGGCTACGTTGTCGATCGCCGCAGTTACGTTCTGGAAGGCGAGCGCGATGGAGTCCCGGTGGTGCGGGCGAAATCGTGGATGCCGTTCGAGGCGAGCTTTGAGCCGGTTCCGGCAGACGCTACGGTCGGCGTGGGACGCGCCGCCGATTTGACCAACAACACGGACGCGGGAAACCCCGCCGACCAAAACAAGGAAGACACAATGGATGCCAAGCAGATGGCCGCGCTCTACGCGCGCGCCGCAGAGTTCAAGGTTGACGCGAACAAGGTTCGCGCGCTCATCGAGGCCGACGCGGCGACCGCGGCCGCAGGCGTTGACGCGCTGATCATCGAGGCGCAGAGAACCGCTCTCGCCGCAAAGGATGCCGAGATTGCCACGGCACGCGCCTCCAAGCCCGCTCCCAAGTCGGACATGGTGCCGCAGCTCGGAGAGCTCGGAGGCGACGCCACGACCGAGGACAAGATCATCCGCAAGTTCTCTGTCCTCAACGTCGCACGCCACCTGGCCGGGATGAAGGCCGATGTCGGGTTCGAGCGCGAGGTCACCGAGGAGGCCGCGAAGCAGCGCGGCAAGCCCGCCGAGGGAATCATCATCCCGTTCGGCGTGCTCGCCAACCGCGCGATGGACACGACCGGCAGCCCTGGCGTCGTCGCCACCAACTTCGGCGAGTATGTCGATCTGCTCCGAACGAAGTATGTCATTGGACGCCTCGGCGTGACCTTCCTGCCCGGTCTCGTCGGCAACGTTGCGCTGCCCAAGATGACCACCGGAGCCACTGGATACTGGGTGGCCGAGGCTGAAGATGTCACCGGCTCGACCCCGGTTCTCGGCCAGGTGCAGGGCACGCCGCACACTGCGGGCGCGCTGGTAGACATCAGCCGCACGCTGCTTATCCAGAGCACGCCGTCGGCTGAGGAGCTAGTGCGCAACGAGATTGTTGAGCGCGTGATGCGCACTGTGCAGGCGGCGTTGTTCGTTGGTTCAGGAAGCGAAGGCCAGCCGACCGGCGTCAAGGGAACCGCGGGCGTCAACAACCCGTCCGTCAGCGTGCCTGGCACGCCGACCTATGCCGAGATTCTCAACTTCCCCGGCGACATCATGGCCGACAATGCCGAGGCGGACGGGATGAAGTTCGTCATGACCGCCGAGGTCTGGGCGAAGCTGGCTGCTACGCTGGTCGGCACGGATGGCGGGCGCACCGTGCTCGACCCCGTGGCGCGCAACTGCGTGGGCTACGGCTACGAAGTCACCGAGGACGTTGGCGCCAACACGCTCTTCTTCGGCAACTGGGCGAGCGTGGTTCTGGGCATTTGGGGCAACGGCATCGACGTTGCGGCGACCGACAGCAAGCTGTTTGCCAGCGGCGGCCTGACGCTCCGGGCCCTGCAGGACGTGGACATTATGATCCGGCACCCGCAGGCGCTGGCCTTCAATTCCGCCGTCACCATCTAAGGCAGACTCAATCCCGCCGCCACGCAACCCGTGGCGGCGGTAGAGCGCGAAAGGGACAAACCATGAAACGACTCATTGCAGCCATGATCCTCGCCGCTGGCATTGCGGCGGCGCAGGACGCCAACCAGATGCACTATCTGACTCTCGTGCCGCCGTCCGACACCGCCGCGATCACAGGCGCAGGCGTAGACGTGTCGGCGTACAAGGGCAACGCGCGTCTGCTGGCAGACTTCGGGCCGAACACGGCGACCGGCTACGTCGCCACGGTGACGTTTGCGCACTCCGCGAACAACTCCAACTTCGCCACGATCACCAACACGGCTGGTGCCGCGTGCGTGATTACGAAGTCAGGAGCGTTCACCAACAGCGTGCCGGACGGCCTGTCAATCGACTCGCGACGGCTCAAGAAATACGTCCGCGCTGTTGTTGCGCAGACCGGCGAGACGAACGCCGTCAGCGCGTGGATCGTGTTCCCGATGAAGTAACCACGCCATGCCCTTCCCCGGCCACGCGC